GGAATATTATTATTGGAATAGGAATTCCTTTAACAGGAGTATCAGCAACATCTTCTGTAGGATCTTTAGTTACAGGAGTTGGGTATACTTTATCGGGACTAACAGCAACTTCTTCTATAGGTTCTTTATCTCCTCCTCAAGTAATGGGCTTGACTGGAGTATCAGCAACTGTTAGTGTAGGAAATGTAGCACCTTTAGGATATGGAGATGTTACAGGAACACAGAGTGCTAGTTATAGCAACATATCAGCATCACAAAGTGCTAGTTATAGTAATGTAACCGCAGCACAAAGTGCTAGTTATACAGACGTTGATAGTATATAAACGTCATTGACTTTATAAGTAATATAAATTAAAGGTTTATTAGGAGAACAAAATTAATGGCATCAACATACACGGATCTCGGCCTAGAGTTAATGGCAACCGGCGAAAACGCTGGTACTTGGGGGACAAAAACTAACGCTAACTTAAACCTTATTGAACAATTAACTGGTGGTGCTTCAAGTGTATCTATTGCCGGTGGTGCAGGAACTACAGCTCTAACTATTGCAGATGGTGCTTTAACAGGTACGGCTCAACAAAGAATTATAGAATTAACAGGAACAATATCTGGAAATAGAATTGTAACTTTTCCATTACTTACAGAAACTTTTTATTTTATCAAGAATACTAGTTCAGGTGCATACACAGTACAATTAAAAGCTGTATCTGGTTCAGGAGCAACAGTTACTTTTTCAGCTACGGATAAGGGTTGGAAAGTTATATACCTTGATGGTGTAGCAACTAATACAGGTGTTTACGAAATTGCAACTTCAGGAACTCCTGGCGGATCAACTACACAAATTCAATATAATAATGCAGGTTCATTTGCAGGAGATGCAGATTTAGTTTGGACAGCTGGAACAGGGTTAACTATTAATTCTCAAAAAGAACTAAGATTATCTGATTCTGACGATAGTGCTTATGCAGGTATAAAATCTCATGCTACGGTTTCTGGCTCTTATACTATAACATTACCCGCAGCAGTAGGGGCTTCTTCTACAGCTTTAGTAACAACCGATGCATCTGGAACTCTAGGGTGGACAGCTACATCAACTTTTGGTATAACAACAGGAAAAGCTATTGCAATGGCAATGATTTTCGGATAAATAATAAATATAGGAAATAAAAAATTATGGCAAATCCAAATATAGTAGCAGTCACAAATATTCTAGGTGGTAATTTAGGTTGGAATCTATCCGCTACAGCAACGACTACTTTAGTGACAGTAGATGCAGAAAAAATTTTAAAAATAAACAGAATCACAGTTGCTAATGTTGATGGTACAAACGCAGCAGACGTTAGTTTATACGTTGACGGTTTAACAACAGCCGGCGCAACAGGACTCTCCGCAACAGGAGCAGGTACAACAGTATACATCGCAAAAACAGTCTCGGTTCCCGCTGACGCAACGTTAGTATTATCAGACACGCCCATCTATTTAATGGAGGGTGATATATTAAAAGGTGGAGCTAGTGCAGCGAGTGATCTAGATTTATTTATTTCATACGAAGTATTAGACAACGCATAGGAAGGTAATTAGCTATGGCAAATGGTAGTATAATCGGTACAGTCAACGATCCAGTTTTAGGTGATAAAATTACAACTTTCAACTCACCTGGAACTTTTACACCAACTTTAACATCTGGTAGAATTTTAGTAGTTGGAGGAGGTGCTGGAAGCGGAGGTGGAGGCGGAGGCGGAGGTGCAGGAGGTTTTAGAGATATTCCTGGACACCCTTTTCCAGGTTCGCCTGTTCCAGTCACTGTAGGTGGTGGAGGTGCTGGCACTAATGGTGCCCCTGCTTCAACAGGTGGAGATGGTGGTACAACAACTTTTGGTGCTGCTTCTCCAATAGCCTCATCAGGTGGTGGAGGTGGTGGTGGTATGTCAGGTAGTGCTAATTCTGGTGGCTCTGGTGGAGGTTGTGGTTCTAATCCAGGTGCGGCTTATGGAGGTTCTGGTAATTCAGGTTCTGTTTCTCCCGTTCCAGAAGGTTTTGCTGGAGGAAGTTTTCAATTTGGTTCTGCTGGAGGTGGAGGGGGTGCTGGTTTTGGAGGCACTCAAGGTTCATACACACAAATGAATGGTGGTTTAGGAAAACAATCAGATATTACAGGCACTACAACTTTTTATGCTGGTGGAGGTTCAGGAGGAAGTAACTATTATTCAAACGGTGCAAGTCCTAGCCCATCTTCAACTAACCAACCCCCAACTTATGACATAAATATAGGATATGGAGGTTTCGGTGGTGGAGGAAATGGAGATGTTGGACCTAGTGGACCACATGGAAATGCAACTGCTGGAACTGATAATACAGGTGGTGGTGGTGGAAATGATTGGGCTAACCCTAGTGGTAGAAATGGTAAAGCTGGAGGTTCTGGTGTAGTTATAGTAAATGAACCAGGTGCTGGTACTTGGGTTGCTAGTGGAGTTTGGAAACTAAAAGAAGCATATACTTATAAAAAAGAAAATTTATGGAAATAATATGGCACATTTTGCAGAAATAAAACAATCAGATAATATCGTAATTAGAGTTATCGTTGTTTCTAATGATGATATAAATTCAAATGGTGGAGAATATTCTACTGAAGCTGAAACTTGGGTACAAAATAATATTCCCAATGATCCTATTTTATTAGAAAAATTTGAAGGAACATATCCCACTACTTATTGGAAACAATGTTCTTATAATGATAATGCTAGAAAACAATATCCTGGAAAAGATAAGCATTATTACGATTCAGTTAAAGATAAATTTATATGTGTTAAACCTTATTCATCTTGGACATTAAATTCAAATGATGATTGGGAAGCACCTACAACAATGCCTACTAACAGCACTCTTTTAAATAATGAACCATTATTATCTGGACCTGAATGGGAAGAATTAAATTCAAGGTGGTCAGCTATAGATGAAGATAATAATTATTACATCTGGAATGCTACAAATTCTACTTGGGATTTAACTACAGAATAATTTAAAAACTTTCTTTTTTATAAATAGTAAGCTATAAAGTATTTAGAAATGAATACTGTAAGTTTATTTGCTAAACACATTAGTGTATTTAATTTAGATATTGATACTAAAAAAATATTAAACACTATCAAAAAAGAAAAATATTATACAAATCATGATTATTTAGGTTCAGAACAATCTAAAAATACCGAGATATTAAACAATCCACAATTATTTGAACTTAAAAAACAAATTTTAAATTGTTTTTATCAATACAAAAGTGAAATATATAAAATAGCAAATGATTTTATAATACCATCTTCTTGGGTAGCTAAATTTAAACCTAATACTTCTGGTAAAAGTCATGCTCATTCTAATTGTATGTTTAGTGCTGTTTATTATTTGGATAAATCTTCTCCAATAGTTTTTAATAATTATCAATTAAATAATTTATTTTGCACTCCTACAGAATGGAATACGAATAATTGTACTTATTTTGAAATTGAACCAAAAAAAAACAAATTAATTATATTTCCATCAGATGTATTCCATGAAATAAAACCTAACTTTAATAAAAAAACAAGATATTCAATTGCTTGTAATTTTTTTCCTGTAGGAAAAGTAGGAGATAAAGATTCATTTGTTGAATTACAAATGGCTTAATATGAGTACAAAAAATAGTTATTATTATTTTAAGAATGTTTTTTCTAATACATTTTGTGATGAAGTTATTAAATATGGTAATTCACAGAATGAACTATTAGCAAGAACAGGAGGATTAGAAAATAAAGAATTAAATAAAAAACAAAAAAAACAGTTGTTTAAAAAAAGAAATTCAAATGTATCGTGGTTAGATCAAGAATGGATTTATAGAGAAATAAGACCTTATTTAAAAATAGCAAATGAACAAGCTGGTTGGAATTATCACTATGATTATTTGGAAAGTGTACAATTTACTAAATACAAACTAAATCAACATTATGGTTGGCATACTGATGGATTTCCAGAACCTTTTGATATAAATCATTCTAATATAAATTGGAGAGGAAAATTAAGAAAAATATCAGCAGTTATTGTTTTATCTAATCCTAGTGATTATAAAGGTGGAGAACTAATGTTTAAATATTTTCAAAATGAAAAAACAAAAATTGAAAGTGTAAAAGATATATTGCCTAGAGGTTCTATAATTGTATTTCCATCTTATGTATTACATCAGGTAAAACCTGTAATTGATGGACTTCGTTATAGTTTGGTGGTATGGGCTTTGGGAAATCCATTTAGATGATTGTAAAAGATAATTTTATAAAAGAAGAAGATGCAGATTATATTGAATCTATTTTTAGTGGTTTTTATTTTCCATATTTTATTAATCAAATAGTTCCTCCTGAAAATATAAAAGATTATCAAATGACACATATTTTTTTTGATGATAACAAAGTTACAAGTGATTTTTTTAATATACTAAAACCTATATTAGACTATTTAAAACCTAAAGCTCTGGTTCGTATAAAAGCAAATTTAAACCATCAAGAAGAAAATATTAATATTCATGGTTATCACATAGACTATAATTATAAAAATTTAAAAACAGCAATATATTATGTAAATACAAATAATGGATTTACTATTTTTAAAAAAGATAATAAAAAAGTAAGTAGTAAAAAAAACAAAATTATAATATTTGATAGTAATGAACAACATTCAGGAACAAGCTGTACAGATAAACCATTTAGATTGGCAATTAATTTTAATTATTATGTATGAGTAATTTTCAAAAAGATAATTATTTAGTTATAAAAAAAGCAATTAGCAAAGAACTGGCAAATTTTTTATATAATTATTTTTCTATTAAAAAAGATGTAGCACATACAATTTTACATAGTGGTTTTGTTTCGCCATATACAGAATACTTTGGGCATTGGAATGATACACAAGTACCAAACTCTTATGCACATTATGCGGATATAGCTATGGATTCTTTATTATTAAAAGTACAACCAATTATGGAACAACATACAAAAATAAAATTAATACCGACTTATTCTTATGCAAGAATTTATAATAAAGGTAATGAATTAAAAAGACACAAAGACAGATCATCTTGTGAAATATCTACTACTATGAATTTAGGGGGCGACATATGGTCAATATTTATTGACCCTAATTCAAAAAATGGAAAACCATTAAAAAATGGTTATAAGCCAGGTAATGCAAAAGGTGTTCAAGTAATATTAGAACCAGGAGATATGTTGGTTTATAAAGGGTGTATATTAGAGCATTGGAGAGAACCTTTTGAGGGTAATGAATGTTGTCAAGTATTTTTACATTATAATAATGCTTTATCTGATTTTGCAAATGAAAATAAATATGATAAAAGACCCCATTTAGGATTACCGGGTTGGTTTAAAAAAATAGACAAAGATTAAAAAATAGCTTACACTGTAAGCTTGTAGGGGGAGATCCACCACACGCTCCCCTTGCTTTAAACCTGTTGAATTTATCAACAAATTAATATACTACCTAATAAACAGGTTTTTATATGCTACAAAAAATAGGTTTCGTACCAGGATTCAATAAACAAGTTACTTCTACCGGCGCTGAAAATAGATGGACGGGCGGGGAGAACGTACGTTTTAGATATGGTACACCAGAGAAGATAGGAGGCTGGTCTCAATTAGGGATAAGCAAACTAACCGGTGTTGCAAGAGCACAACATCATATGGTTAGTAATGCTTCTATTAATTATTCAATCATTGGCACTAACAGAATTTTATATGCTTATACGGGAGGTATCTTTTATGATATTCATCCTTTAGTTAATCCAACAGGCACAACATTATCAAGTTGTTTTACAACAACTAATGGTTCAACTACAGTTACAATAACTTTTGGTAGTGCCCACAGTTTTGTAGCGGGAGACATTATTCTATTTAGTGACTTTTCTACTATTACAAATTCTAATTATGACGCTGCAGATTTTGATGGTAAAAAATATATGATTACATCTGTACCCAGTACCACAACAATTACTATTACTATGGATAGTGCTGAGACTGGAAGTGGGGCAACTCTTTCAGGTGGGATTAAATATTTTCAATACTACCACGTAGGACCAGCAGAACAATTGGGAGCTTATGGTTGGGGTATATCTCAATTTGGAGGAATAAAGCCAGGAGCTTTAACGTTTACTTTAAATGGATCACTTGCAGCAGACACAAATGGAAACAATGGATCCGCTACACAAATTACTTTAAATAGTGTTACCGGTCTTCCCACTACAGGGACAAACTATATTCAAATTGGTGCTGAAGAAATATCTTATACTGGAGTCTTAGGTTTAATACTTACAGGGATTACTAGAGGTGTCAGGGGGACAACAGCTGCTTCTCATTCAAATGGTGCAACAGTTACAAACAGTTCATCTTACACAGGTTGGGGATCTCCAGCAGCTAACACCGACTCAGTCATAGATCCTGGACTATGGTCCTTGGACAATTTAGGAGGAACTGCCATAGCCTTAATTCATAATGGAGAATGTTTTGAATGGGATTCAAATGCTACTAATGCAACAGACAATAGAGCTACAATTATTTCAGGTGCACCAACAGCGTCAAGGGACATGTTAGTATCCACACCGGATAGACACTTAGTATTCTTTGGAACAGAAACTACGATTGGAGATAAGACTACTCAAGATGATATGTTTATAAGATTCTCTTCTCAAGAAAATATAAATGATTACACTCCAACAGCAATCAACAGTGCGGGTTCACAAAGATTGGCTGACGGATCACGGATCATCGGTGCTAAACTTGGGAGAAATGCTCTTTACGTTTGGACTGATAGTTCTATGTTTACTATGAGATTTGTTGGAACACCATTTACATTTGCTTTTGAGCAAGTTGGAACCAACTGTGGATTGTTAGGAATGAATGCAGCAGTTGAAGTTGATGGTACGGCTTATTGGATGTCTGATAATGGTTTCTTTAGATACACGGGTCAATTACAATCTATGCAATGTTTAGTAGAAGATTATGTTTATGAGGATTTAAATACAACTTCTAATGAATTAGTTTATGCAGGGATTAATAATTTATTTGGTGAGATTACTTGGTTCTATCCAACGTCTACATCAAATGTAAATAATAGATGTGTGGTATATAACTATTTAGACTCAACTCAAGAGACT